GGAAGATGTTTGTATGGACCTCACGCAGCTTTGCTCGCGCGATGAGGTCGTTAGTTTTCGAGAGATCCGCGCTAGGTCTTCACTGCTCGTTGCACTAACCCACTCCGAAACGTTGGGAGTGGAGGTGCTAGGAACAGTGGTTCCCCCGTTGGTCGCCGGGTTGAGTAAAAGTAAGTGCCGAGACACATTGTTTCGTCGGGATGTTGATGTGCAGGCCCTGGAATTGGAAGTGTGTGGCGTGAATGATTATTATGTCCCGCCAGTTATGACTGGAAAAATGGAGGAAGGACGGTGGGTGGACCCGTTCACCGTCAATTTGGAGGCCACCTTGAACCGTGGTGGCGATTACGCGATTTGGGATCAAGCCATTGATGATTATGTCACTGGGTTGGATTTGTTGGTTGGCAGTGACAGGTGTCTGCCTCTAACAGATTATGAGACGTATGTGGGTCTCGAGGGCACGACGACTGGGGGTACGAATTTACAAACTAGTGCCGGTGCGCCTTTTTGTTCGAAGAAGAATGCGGTCTTGGAGATTGATCATGACAGGAAGGTGGTTTCTGTGCACCCCCGTTTGCAGTTGCAAATTAACCAAATTTTAACGTGCGTGCGATCAGGGCGGGCGTATTCGCCCGCTGCCATCTTTGTGCTGAAGGATGAGGCTGTGACGAAAGCTAAGAATGAGGCGCATAAAATTCGGGTGTTCAACGTTCTCCCGTTCGCGTTCAACTTCTTGTTGAAGAAGTACTTAGGACCGGTGTTGGTGTTTATGCGTGCTCACTGGCAGTTCTTCGAGGTTGCTGTCGGCATGAACCTGGTTGGAGATGATTTACCGTTGTTGTTGGAATGGCTGAATCAAGTGGAGGGTGACAATTGGATGGGCATGGACCGTAGTTTCTTTGATGTGCACGCTTCGACAACGGAGGAGCTCGCTGTAGTTAAGAGCATTGATAAGATAGTGGCCGGCTTGGGTTACAATGATGATGAGCGCCTGATCACCCGGGGACTGTGTTTGTCCTGTATTTACGTCACCAATGTGCTAAAGAATGATGTGTTCGTCACTAGTTGCCGTATGCCGACAGGTTTCTGGGCGACTATCCTGTTTAATTGTCTACGTAATGTCTTGCAATCGCGTTATGCCTGGTTTGCGCTGGAACCGACGGCTCCGCTTTTCCGCAGCAAGGTGCGTCAGGTGGTGCTGGGTGATGACAGCTTAGGTAAAGTAGCTCGTGGCCAGGAATGGTATAACCAGGTTAGTAGTGGAGAAGTTCTGTTGGACGTAGGGGTTGTTGTTACAAGCTGCCATAAGGGGCGACAGTTGACGCCTTTTGAAACTATGGAGGGAGTCACCTTTCTGAAGAGATGTTTCCGTAAGGTCGGTGGCGTGTGGACGGCACCAATAGATAAGAAGACGTTGGTGAAGATGTTAACCATTTACCAGGCTGGTGAGCTGAGCGAAATGGACCACAATTGTGTTCTGGTGAGCAACGTCCTAGCTGAGGCGTTTTTGTGGGGGCCGGTTTTTTACCGGCGCATGCGAGTGCTGGCGGAGCACCTTGAGTTAAAGTACGGCTTGGTGTCCGCTCAACTTCGTATCCGCGATTATGAAGAGTTGATGAGCAGCTACCAGAAGGGGACCCTGTGCACATGGGATCCCTTGAGAGAGTGCCCGGGTCCGGGCGTAAATCTAGACACGCTTGTTCCGGGCGTCGAAGCGGAACAAACCTTTTCCTACAATGAGCTCAAC